AAAGACGCCCCATGAACACATAGATCCACTTGGCAACATCCGACTCGAGTTTCTGATAATCAAGTACGCGCTGCATGTTAGGTGTTGGAATGTCCCACCAATCTTCAAGCTCGTCGTAAGGACTAAAAGGCGCGTCAAAGTACTTGCAGCTCACAATGGTCGGGTCAAGCTCACGGAAATCATGAGAATTGTAATCATAAAACTTAATTTTGTACTGTTTCTCGGTTTCATTCCAATCCTTACCGATGAGTAGCCCATTCTGAAACGACCACACGTGACGATCCTTCTTAATCTCTGGAAACTGGAAATCCTTGCAGTTTGTCAAGTGCTTGACCACATCAGAAACCAGGTTTCCACGACTTGTCAAGTTCTTCCACATGTCAGGCTCATCCTCCTTTTGCGTGACGTCATAAATGTAATCCTTGATCTCTTTGACGATTCTCCACGCTCGTGTATTGCGAATCTGGATACAGCACTGACCCTTGTAGCGGCGGTATCCCTCGTCGTACGCTCTATGAAGGAGATATAGAAGAATCTTTTGATACGGGGACATGTCATCATCATCCTTCAGACTCGTGTCAGTATTGTCAATTGCAAGGGTAGGATTGTTTATTCTGTTGTGTCTGCGCTCCCATATGCGGTACTGGTCGAACATCTCCTTGCGGTCCACGATGAGTCGCCGAACTCGAAATTCAAGAGTAAATTCGTCTCCATTCAGGTCTTTGCTCGGCGTCTTGTTTGCTCCAAGAGACTCTATGCGAGTCAGAAGGGTTCTACAACTGTTAACAAACCGATCCTTTCTAATTTTGATGTGTTCATGTTCATAATTTTCAGGATATTTGTCCTGATCCCTCTGCTGATTCTCAGGGAAGAGAACAAATGCCCACATCTTTTCAGAAGCGAGTGTATTCCCACGAATGTCAAACCCCGCATCCTTTTCTGCTTTTGAGATGCAAGTTTCAAGCTCCTCGACTGTCCATGTATTGATTTCATTTGTTTGATTTGCGATTCTAATTTCTTCTTCGTGTTCGGGTGTTACATCTTTTTGAATTGTGTGGACCTTTCGAGTGCTTGCCATTGATAAAATGACGCGAGACTTTTTTAAGGCTCAATAGGCTCTTATTAAACTTGAACCGAAATTGTCGAGAGACTGGTTTTTAGGCGGGAGCGGGAATTCCAACTGGCGTCACGGGAACCATCTTGCTCAATGAAGCCGCAATCTTGACCAAAATCTTGTTCTGCATCTCGAGCTGGAGAGCAATCTTCTCGGTCGCATCCTTGGTTCCCGACAGAATGGTCGCAATTGTATCGCCTTCCTCAGTGGCGAGCAGACTCGCGAGCGCCTCGAACATATCGGGTCCATCCTCGAACTCCTCCTCGTCGAACTCATCCTCCTCCTCCTCCTCTGGGGGTGGTGGCATTGGGGTCTTTGGGGGCAGTGAGCGACGCTGAGACATTTGTACTAATGATGTAGAAAATAGGTCTCAATTAAAATCGCGAGTAATACTAAAATGCCTGGTGGAGCACTGCTTCAACTCGTCGCTTACGGTGCTCAGGATGTGTATCTGACTGGCAAGCCAACAGTCACTTTTTTTCAGTCGGTGTACAAGCGCCATACCAACTTTGCAATTGAGGCAATTCCCCAGACTCTTTCTGGGCAGCCCAACCCCGGCGGTCTCGTCTCCGTGACGCTTGCTCGCACGGGCGACCTGATTGGTGACATGTGGGTCGTTCTCCAGCCTACCCCCACATCTTCAGGTCAGCTGACATCCAACAATTCCGTCGCTGACATGTGCTGGGTTGCCGAGCGTGCTTTCAACTCTATCGAACTCTTTATCGGTGGTCAGTCGATTGACAAGCACTACCAGCTATGGTTCCGCCTGTACGCAGAGTGCTTCCTGGATGATTCAAAGAAGTGCAATTACGGAAAGCTCACTTCCCTGCCCGTCCCCAACAACGTGAACCAGACTTCGACCGGTTATGTCTACCTGCCTTTGATGTTCTTCTTCAACCGCAACCCCGGTCTGTACCTGCCACTGATTGCACTGCAGTACCACGAGGTGCGCATCGATTTCACAATTAGCGCCAACTATGCCAATTACTTCGGCACTAACCCACCAACTGTATGGGCAAACTACATGTACCTGGAGAAGGAGGAGCGTGACAAGTTTGCCACCAAGAACCAGGAGTACCTCATCGAGCAGGTCCAGTACGTGAACGGCGACCCAGTCGGAAGTTCCAGCGAGAACACGCCAAGCGTCATCCGCATGCAGTACAACCACCCAGTAAAGGAGCTCATTTGGGTTTACCAGAACTCGGCACCCAACTCAAACCCCAACGCCATGTGGAACTTTTCGTCTAACGTGGCAAACGTGAATGTGACCATTAATACTAACAATTTGGCTCAGTCTGGTGCTCTTACACAGCCCCACAATACCGGGTCTCCAATGCTGTATATCCCATCCGTTCTTTCGGCTCCACTTTATTCGACCGCAGCTGGTTCCGTTGCCCAGAACGGAACTATTTTTGCTCAGTCCAACGTGCTCACAGGCAACGTTCTCTGGGTCGAGGCAGGTCTGCCACAGTACGGCACTGCCAACGTAACGTACGGGCAGGAGGTGGGTCCTCTGCACAAGTTCAAGTTGATTCTGAACGGCACCGATCGTGCTGCCGAGCAGTTTGGCAAATGGTACAATCAGTACCAGTCTTACCAGTACCACACCGGTCACCCCTATCCAGGTATCTACGTATACTCATTTGCCCTCAAGCCTGAGGAGCTTCAGCCAAGTGGCGCTTGCAATTTCAGCCGCATAGACATGGCGCAAGTGGCGGTCAGCCTCAAGACGGGAATGCCCAACGGTCTGGTTCAGCAAATGTTTGCCGTCAATTACAACATCCTGAGAATTGCATCTGGAATGGGTGGTCTCGCTTTTGCAAATTAAATTGGTCTAAATTTTTTTCTTGTAATATAGTACAAAATGGCCGGTGGACTTATGCAGCTCGTTGCTTACGGTGCTCAGGATGTGTATCTGACTGGTCAGCCCGTGGTGACCTTTTTCCAGGCTGTGTACAAGCGCCACACCAACTTTGCTATGGAGAACATCCAGCAGACGGTGAACGGTACCCCCTCCAACTCCGGTCGTGTGTCCGTGACCATTGCCCGCAACGGCGATCTGGTCGGCAACATGTACGTTCGCCTGCAGCCCACGCAGCTGAACACCTCTAACCTGACCTCCACCAACACCAACATTGACATGTGCTGGGTGGCTGAGCGTGCCATCGCAGCCGTTGAGTTGACCATCGGTGGTCAGCGCATCGACAAGCACTACCAGACCTGGTTCCGCCTGTACGCCGAGACCTTCCTGGGCGAGAGCGACAAGATCAACTATGGCAAGATGGCATCCAGCCCCGTCCCTACCGCTGATGCCACCAACGTGAACAGCGTGTACCTGCCCCTGCTGTTCTTCTTCAACCGCAACCCCGGTCTGTACCTGCCTCTGATTGCCCTGCAGTACCACGAGGTCCGCCTCGACTTCGACCTGACCTCCTACTTCACCAACTACTTCGGCGCCTCCGCCCAGGTGTTCGAGGTGTGGGCCAACTACGTGTACCTGGACACTGAGGAGCGTCGCCGCTTCGCCCAGAAGGGTCACGAGTACCTGATCGAGCAGGTGCAGCACACCGGTGGTGACTCCATCACCGCCAGCGGCAACCCCGGCGCCCAGACCGTCCGCCTGTCCTTCAACCACCCAGTGAAGGAGCTGATCTGGTGCTACACCAACACCACCGCCACTGCCTTCAACAGCATGTGGAACTTCTCCACCTCTTGCGCCAACGTGAACGTGACCTGCGCATCCAGCCCTCTGTACACCCCAGGTGTGCTGCCCCACGCAGCTGCTTGCCCACGCCTGTTCTCCAACATCCTGGCAAACGGCACGACCGCTCTGACCGCAGCTGCCTACACCTCCAACCTGTACTGGATCGAGGAGGGTTCTTCCAACGTGGCTGCCGGCGCTATTGCCACCGGCATCTCCGCTGTGGAGGTTGGTCCCCTGTACAACTTCAAGCTGGTGCTCAACGGTCAGGACCGCTTCAAGGAGCAGACCGGTAAGTACTTCAACCAGTATCAGCCATTCGTGTACCACACCGGCGTCCCCTACCCCGGCATCTACGCCTACTCCTTCGCTCTGCAGCCAGAGGAGCACCAGCCCACCGGCACCTGCAACTTCTCTCGTATTGATAACGCCCAGGTGGCTATCAACATGAAGAGCGGCTACACCACCCCTCTGCAGAAGATGTTCGCCATCAACTACAACATCCTGCGCATCCAGTCTGGTATGGGTGGCCTCGCCTTCTCCAATTAAACGGACCAAGTACGTAGTAGCAATTTTATATTAAAATTAAAAATAGCCCGACAGGGCGGACTTCGGTCCCAAGAACTATCAAGGTTCCTGGAATCGAAATTAATAGTAACTAATAATATATGGCAAGTGAGTTCTCACCAGGACGTCCTTTTCGTTTTAACATAAAGTGCATCATCTTCACGGCAGTTTTAGCTGGAGGGTACTGGTACCTTCCCCCTAAAAATCTATGGGTCCTCGCTTTTCTGCTCTGGTTCCCATATATCGCACTTGCATGGTACGATTGGACCTACAACTGTCAAGATAAACTGCAGCCAACTATAATCCCATTCGGGCGATACATTTGGCTGCCTTTCAAACCCCGGGGTTACAAACAGGAATTTAACGAGCTTCCTCCGGAGAAAATTGAAGCTATGAATAAACTCGATCACATCGTGGGGTGGTCGATATTGGCTCC